GGAACTGAAGGAAATGAATTTGAAATGGAATGGGAAGAAGATCATATTGTTTCATACAAAATACCTAGGGTATATGCATTAAAACGTCCTACTTGGGAAATTAATCCTACACGTAAGATTGAAGATTTTACTATTGACTTTTACACAGATCCAACAGATGCCCTATCTCGTTTTGCCTGTATGCCACCAGATGCAACAGATGCGTTCTTTAAAAATCGTGCAGTAATTGAAAAAGCGTTTGCAAATCCTAATTTAAATGTAGATTCATATGGTCGTTTTGCTGATACATTTAAGCCAGATCCAGAAAAACGTTATTTTGTTCACGTTGACCTTGCACAAAAACATGACCACTGTGCCGTTGCATTAGCACACGTTCATAACTGGGTTACGATGAAAATTGGGGATCAATATAAAGAAGCCGCACCTAGAGTTATTGTAGACGCAGTTAGATTTTGGACTCCAACAGCAAGTAAATCTGTAGATTTTACAGAAGTAAAAGATTATATAATTAGTTTAAGAGAGCGTGGGTTTAACTTAAAGATGGTTACATTTGACCGCTGGAACTCTCACGATATGATGCAACAGCTAAAAGCTCACGGAATAAACTGTGATACATTATCAGTTGCCAAAAAACATTATGAGGATATGTCTTTATGTATTACAGAAGAGCGTGTAGATGGTCCTAAAATCCAATTGCTGATTGATGAATTGCTTCAATTACGTATCACAAGGGATAAGGTAGACCACCCTAGAAAGGGTTCTAAGGACCTTTCAGACGCAGTTTGTGGTGCAATATACAATTCGGTTGCTTTGACCCCCAGAGACAGTAATCCAGAGGTTGAGCTATACACCTACGCTGGTGTATTTGCCGATGAGTTAGATCAATTAAGAAAAGAATCAGATGAAAGATTAATAAGAAATAGAACTATTAAACTTCCAGATAGGCAACCTATGCCTAAAGATTTGCGGGAGTACCTTGGAGAAGAAGACGATGATGAAGAATTCCCTATTGACAGCATGAGAATACTCTGATAGACTCACACCTATAACTACTAACAAAGGAATAATATGCTAGCAAATGGCACAATGAAAACAATTGAAGATGAAAAAGATATTTATATTTCGCTTACTCAGTTATGCGAATACTTTACTCAATCTGCAGTAAATATGCAAAAAGAAGTTGAAGAAGCTGATCCAAAGCATAAGCGTTATGCTGCAGGACTTCTTGATATGATGCATACAATTGCTGAAGAAATGGTGCAATTAGGAAAATTTGAAGCACAGCGTCGTCTTATTAATAGCCCTGAAGATTTGTTGAAGATGATTGACGGGAATCCCTTCGGCAAGGTAGAGTAAACTCTACTGATGCCCCATAGCTCAATTGGCAGAGCACCGCACTGTTAATGCGGGTGTTCCTGGTTCGAGTCCAGGTGGGGCAGCAAATTATCAACCTTCAACCAGAGAGAGTATAATTATGAATATGACAGCAGAATTAGTTGTAGAAGAAATAAAGTATGTATTAAGTTCAATTGATCGTTGCGATCAATGTTCTGCAGAAGCTTTAGTTTTAGTAAAAGGCGTAACAGGTCAACTTATGTTTTGTGGTCATCACTACAAAATAAATGAAGAAGCTTTATCAAAGTTTGCATATGAAACAATTGATGAGCGTGACAAATTAATAGAAAACAAATCAAAAGGACAAGATTACTAAATAGTTTTTGGGGACAATAGCTTAGTTGGTTAAAGCCCCGAACTCATAATTCGGTAATCGTAGGTTCAAGTCCTACTTGTCCCACAGCACCCCTCTAGCCCAGCGGTAGAGGCAGTGGACTTAAAATCCACACAGCGTTGGTTCGAATCCAACGAGGGGTACGAGGCTACAGATGGCACTCTCTTAGGATGTTATAGTTACATATAGATCCCCGTAGCGTAAGAGTTATGGTGAGATGGCAGGAGCCATTCGTTGTGGAATCCATCTGTAGTCCTCCTTGCGGATGTTGCATATTGGTAGTGCCTCTGCCTTCCAAGCAGAAGGGGTGAGTTCGATTCTCATCATCCGCTCATATTCCCAGATCGTCTAACGGTAGGACACCGCCCTTTGGAGGCGGGTATCTTGGTTCGAATCCAGGTCAGGGAGCAAATAGTGTTATAATATATTATATTAATTTTTTAGGAGATATAAATGCCTTACAAAATTGTTCAACACGGAGATAAATTTTCAGTAGTAGCACAAAATACTGGACATGTAGCGGGAACTCACCCAAGCAAATCTAAAGCACAAGCACAAATGGCTGCTTTATATGCCAATGAACCAGAAGCAAGTGTAAATAAGTGTATGACATGCGGCTGCGATGATTTAGGAAATGATCATCATTATATTTCAGATACCGAAAAATGCACATCATGCATTGATAAAGGTCAAGGTCCATGTTGGGAAGGTTATCAATATGCGGGAACAAAAGAGCAAGATGGCAAGACAGTTCCTAATTGCATTCCAGTTAAAAAAGCTGATGGTGGCTATCAACCAAATGCAGGCATGAAAGCTGCTGCACGTCGTGCAATTAAATGGAAAGATGCAGGCATGGCAACAGGAGCTGGAACACCAGTTGGTTGGGGTCGTGCAAGAGATATTATTGCAGGAAGATCAATGTCTCTTGATACAGTAAAGCGTATGTATTCTTTCTTTTCCCGTCACGAAGTTGATAAAAAGGGTAAAAATTGGGACAAGCCTTCTAATGGCAAAATCATGTGGAACGCATGGGGCGGAGATGCTGGATACGCATGGTCTCGTGCTATTGTAAACAGAGAAAATAAAATTGAAAAAGAATCAGCGGGAGCTGGAAGATTTGGTGGGGGCGTAGGATTCAAGCTTGAATACAATGTGCCAGATTGCCAAGGCGGATATGCAATTACTAAAGTTGGAACAGGTCAAGTAATTGGTTGCTACACAACTAAAGAACATGCAGAAGAAGCCATGAAAGCTATTGCAGTAAATGAACCTATTGTTAAAGGTGAAGTAACAGATCAAAATCTTGATGGCTTTGATGATCCAATCACATTTTGGGGAGCATCATTTTCTCCTTTTATTAACACTCCTAGGACAGGCGAACCTATGGTTCCTACTTACAACACTCCACCTCAGAAAGACGGACAGCCGTCAGTGGGGTACGGCAACCGTTCGGATAAGCACGGAAGATCTAATTCATAGTTTGTGATATAATATATTTACAGGTAGCCTTTGGGGACCTGAATTTAACTAACTTGCTGAAAAGGAGCTAAGTATGACAAACCTAACATATACAAATCCATTTACACAAATTCAAACCATTTTTAATGACCCATTTTTCTTGGGTTTTGGTGATCAATTTGTGAGATGGGAAACAAATAAGAAGACAACATCTTCATTCCCACCATATAATGTAAAACAGATTGATGAAGATAATTACACGATTGAACTTGCAGTTGCAGGATATTCTCGTGATGATCTTGAAATCAAGGTGGAAAAAGATACTCTAACAATCAAGAGCGATAAAGAAAATGACGATAAGTCTGATTTCTTGCATCGTGGTATTGCTGGACGTAACTTTACCCAGCACTTTACATTGGGCGAATATATGGCTGTTAAGTCTGCTTCACTTGAGAATGGACTGCTTTCAATTAAGATTGAGCGGGAACTTCCAGAGGAAGCTAAGCCTAAGACAATTAAAATAAAGTAGGGTATAATTAAAATCTGCATCCCTTCATCGGGAAGTCGCAGATTTGTCGGGGGAGACAGCGACGTTAAATAACTGGAATAGTCCTGAGCATGACTGTAAAAAACTGCTCTTTATTTTTTATCTTTTATTACGGCTTGTTCAATTCTATCAATTGAATCACGTAGTGAAGATCCGCCGTTATTAAATAGTTCAGCTTTAACTATTGCAATTTCTTCTTCAAGTTTATCAAATCTTGTATTTCCATGTGACAAACGTGCAACTACTCCTGGATGTTCTTCTGTACCATACCAGTCATCCATAAATCTTGTGGCAGATTGAATAAATTTAAAACCTTTTGCTAAAACATAGCCAATTGCTGCAACTGCTGATGCAAGACCACCTATTGTTAAAATTGTTTGTAAAGCTGTCATAATAAGTTAATTATACATTGTGATTTATATCACGCAAAATTGTTGACAAAAATATAGTAAATATACTATAATAAGAGTAACCAATAAAGGAGAATCATGGGAAGCAAAAAGAACCAAATGAAGATCAAGGCCGCACTAGAAGTGCGTATTGCTAAGACTCCAAACAAGCCTGGGTTTAAAAAGCCTGGATCTATGAACAAAAAGAAGACGGGATACGTCAAGATTGCACCTCTAAATAAGTAGGGTATAATAGAGCTATGGAAGCATTAATTAAAGTATTAAAAGAACTGCAAGCAGATTCAATGAATATGTATGCACAATCACACGGATATCATTGGAATGTAGAAGGTCGTATGTTCAGTCAAGATCATAAATTTTTCTTAAAAATTTACGAAGATGTATTTGATTCAATTGACACTTATGCAGAAAA